ACAGAGCCACATTTTGACTTTGTAAAGATATTAGCTGATATGTATCTGGGAGCATCGGCGGGTATTAATGGTAAACAGACAAGCTCAATGCATGAGGGAGTGAAGTATACTATAGATCCATCAGGGAAGAAGTATGAAAATATTATACCGGCGATGAAGGAGATAGTGGACATTTTGGTCTACGGTACGCGTCCGACATTTACATTCATGCAAACACCCAAGAGTGAAACGTTTGTGTCGACCACCAAGCAGTGGGATGATCAAGAGTGGGAGAAATTTATTAATAAAGTACGAATGTTTGTAATACCCGATCTTAAGGCAATAATATTGTCTCGCTTTGCTACTCATAGGAGAAGTGAAGAGTTAGGAGGAGCGATAGGCATAGGAAGGTCCTGGTCGAAAGGAGGTATGGATAAAGTTGCTAAGATGTTAGGGTTGTTTCAAGACCCCATGGCGAAACAACTTAATGAGGCTGATTTAACGAAGATTGATCAGTCGATATGCGACGTGCTTGTGAATCTCTACTATACCACGGGCATACTCTATTATGACAAGACACATTATTTGTACCCGCTGATGAAGAAGGTGACGAGACTGTTAGTTGAGGAGATGTGCCAGCGGGTGACTAAGATAGTTAATGACATATGGGCAGTAGTGTGTGGCGGTGTTCCTTCAGGGGTACTGGATACGTCGCATATGGATTCCTGGTCATTGCTGTTTTTGTTTTGTCTTTTCTGTATACATACAGCACAATTGAATAAGGAGCATGGGCAGGCTATTTATACCTGTATGGTAGATAATGTTATTTTTATTATTATCTATGGGGATGATCATTGGTATGTATTACCCTGGGGAAGTATCTCGGCACTGTTAAATGTTCATTGTTTTACAGTGTGGCTTAAGAAGTACTGGGGTATGGATATGCGTGATCAACGTGCCGGTCACTCTTTTCTAACCACTCATCATAATGGGGTGGTCTTGCAGCCAGGAGGTGTGTACCTTCGACATTTTGCGGTCTTGAATCCATATAAGACGCATAGTGAGAAGCAGCCTAAATATTTGCCATTTCGGCCGATGCGGGAGATTTTGTGCAAGTTATTGTATGGCCGTGAACCAAAGCCAAGAGATATTTGGAACATTTTATTATCGGTCTTAGGGCATGCTTACGGAACATACGCAAGTAATCGTTATCTTCATCAATATTTGTTTTGTCTTTATCGTACTGGTATAAAGATGTTGAAACTTGGGGAAGATTTTGTTCTCGAGAGGTTGGCAGCGCATGCGGAAAAAGATGATTTACGGAAAATGCGACAAATGGATATGTCAGTGGAGGATCTGAAGAAAGGCTTTCCTTCGCTAGAGACGTTGATAAAGAAGAATGAATATGATGAGGCGTACCATGATTTGAAAGCCCGAAGGTATGAAGTAGTCTATGATTGGAATTAGCGTGATAGATAGCCCACGCATTAGAAATTGGAAC